GATATATACTGACCCAAAAGAACAGGCTAGAGCTGAGAGGTTAATTGCAGAAACTCCTTCTATCATGAGGAATGCTTATGATAGAGCTACTGAGAAATTCGGCAATCAACTTCTCAGACTTGTGAAAAAATGCCTAAGAACAGGTACTCCCCCAAGAGGAACTCATTGGGATCCTCACTCGGCTAATACCATTAAACGATACGGAGAGCATACCCTTTTGAATTATACGGGTCAGTATTTGAGATCAGTACAAATAGTAAAACAGAAGAATCGAACTTACGTAGGTATACCTACTAATCTTAAGAAAACCCGAAAGGGTGATAGGACTAGTAAAAGAACACTGAACCAAGTAGCTATCATGTTGGAATATGGTTCTAGAGGTGGTAATTTACCTCCAAGACCTCTATGGGCACCAGCTTTCGAACAAGTTGGTGGTAAGAAGGTTCTGAAGGAAACTATAGTAAGAGAACTTCGTAAAGAAATAAGGAAATATAGAAGATAATGGGATTTACAATAAGTAAAAATCAAGGTTCAGGTAGGACTGTTATAACGGTAATACCAGAAGAAAAGAATGCTACGGACAAAGATATAGTTCAGATCTTAACAGTAGAAGCTGTAGATGGGTCAACTAAAGAAGTAAAGCTTATCCACAAGAAAGGGGAAGGCAATTATGAATACACTTTCAGAGTTTCACCCACTGAATTATACTTTGAGCCTACAGGAGAAAGTAAAGAGGTTACTATTGTATCTACTAAACAAATGGTAATCAATGGAAAGAAAGTTGGTGATCCAGTTAATGTAAATTATACTAGGGAAAACTCGGGAGATGTATCTGGCTCTGGTACTACTCTTATCATGAGCTTAAACGATAATACTCATAATGATAAACTTGGCCAAGTAATTTTCATACAGGATGAATCAGGTAAAACTGTAGCTGTAACTTGTAGACAGGGTAAAAAAGAGAACGGAGGGGATATTGGTCTTATCCAATTATGGTCTGGTTCTGGAGTTCCTGAAGGTTATGTACTTTGTGATGGAAGTCAAGTAAGTATAGCAGAATACCCAGAATTATATAAAGCTATTGGAGATAAGTATAATACTGCTTCTACTAAAGCTGGTTATATAAGTGTTCCAGACTTAAGAGGTAGATTTGTAGTAGGATATGATCCAAGAAATTATGAATACGAACGTATTGGTAATACTGGTGGGCAGGCCCTAGTAACTCTTACTTTAGATCAAATACCTCCTCATAGTCATAAGATTACATTTAAAGAGGAGAAATGGGGGGACAATGCTGATAGTAGACCATTCCCTAATCATAAAATACCAGATTCGGATTATTCAGCTTATACTCAGCCAACTGGTGGAGGTGGTGCTCATGAGAATAGGCCACCATATTATGTATTGGCTTATGTAATGAAAATAAGATAGGAGGTAATTATGGTAAATTCACAAGAGATAGTAGAGAGAACCTTCTATATATGCTTATTGAATGTTCTCTTAGAAAAGAAGATGGGACTTAATCCTGAGGATTATTTACCTTTATCACAAGAGAATGAAAAGAGATTCCAAGAAGATAAGGAAGCAATAGATAAGTTCATTTACTTATTTGGTATAGGTAATAACCAGGTAAGAGGTCCTAAAACATGTCCCAGGATAACTATAGAAAGCACTGCTTATTATCCTGGAGATATTGGAGTAGAGAAATATATCATTGGAGATAAATTAGAGGCAGGCAATTATCAGATGTCAGAGTTCCCGTATGAAACCAAGGATATCACTATCGATATTCATCTGGTAGCAACTACTCAGAATGATATGAGATTACTTCACTCTATTCTTCATGAAGCATTACCCACTAGGGGATATATAAGACCTTACTTCAATGATTTAGAAGAATGGGATAAAGGTAGGATAGCTCCTACTGGGAACTTATTTATAGAGATTGGTAATTTCTATGATCACCCAGATGAATCCCATGGATTATTGGAAAAGGTATACCAATATATATGTAAGGATGGTATTATACCAGAAAAACTGGTAGAAATGGGGGATCTAATACCTATAAAAGATATAAGTCTTTTACTAGGACCAGAATACCAAAAGGACGAGGAGATGCTAAATCTCAATATACATGTTTAACTCAAAAATTTACTAAAATGAAAAAGTTAGTGTTTATGCTGATGGCACTCATTTTACCAGTGTCATTGTTTGCTGCAGAAGTAGAACCTTCAACGGGTTCAGAGTTCGTAATCAATCTGGGTACCTTTACGGGTATAGTAACTTTGGTATCATCTTTGGTTACTCAGATACTAAAGGTAATCCCAGCTATCAAAGACAACAAACTTGCTAAGATTGGTATATCTGCCTTAGTAGGTATTCTTGTATGTCTTATAGCTTGGGGATTACAACTTACACCCTTATTGGAAAACTACCCATTCTATCAGGTATTAATTTATGGATTAGCTGCTGGTTTATCAGGATGTGGTTTCTATGATGTGATTAAGGCTATCGGAGGTTTATTTAAGAATAAAGAGGATTAATTTTCTAATAATACCAGTAAGGTAACGATACTTACTGGTATTAATTAAATTAATGTATAACCTATAAAACACAAGGATATGTCAAAATCACCAAGAGTTGTTTTTAAATTCGAGAACAACAATGTTCAACAGACTACTCCTCTTTTAGGAGTATCATGTTTCTTGGCTAGAACTGAAAAAGGTCCCTATGATGATCCTTCAGAATTAATCACTTCTTTCTCTCAATTCCAAAGAATATTTGGTAAAGAGATTGTACCTGATGGTTCTGTATCTAACATAGAGAAAGCTTTAGTAGGAGGTTCTAAGCTAAGAATTATTCGTGTATTGGGAGCAGGTGCTAAAAAGGGTACCATTACTAAAGCAGAAGACTCTAGAGTATTAGAAGAAGATGAGATTGAATTAGCTTCTGCTATACCTGGAGAAGTTCAAGCTTCTGAAGTAATGAAATTTACTTCTGGAGGTACTAATGTAAGCTTTGGTTTGGTAACTAAAGGGTATGGTGATCCTATTGGTTCTGGAAAAACCTTTAAAGTAGGTTTTTCTAAATCAGTGAATACCATCTTCTATAACATATACGATGCCAATGGTTCCATCCTGGAATCAGGTCCGGTAATTACTTATAAAACTAAGGATGCTCAGAATAAAACTTCTGTAGATTACCTGGCTTTAAGCAACTTTGCTAGTAATTCTGCATACCTGGAACCTAAGATGGTAACCACTACCGATAAGATTAAATCTTTCGAAAACCTGGTAGCTTGGCTTCAGACTTCAATTGACCAAACTGAGAATCCATTAACTATCCAAGTTGGAGGTAAAGAACCTACTGCAGAAGAGGTTATGTTTAATGGTACACTTGGTACTGCTGGTGCTGATCCTACTGCAGATGAATGGATTGCTTCTTTGGATTTGGTAAAGGATTACACTGATATCTATCAGTTATCATGTTCTCACATTCATCAGCATTTGAAAACAGATCAAGATGTATTAAAAGTACATAAGGCTGCTAAAGAAATGTGTGCTGAATTACAAGAGTACACTTACTACATTGAAGTACCAAAATACACCACTCATTATACTCAGGGAACTCAGCCTAGAAATAAGCAGAGTATTATAACCTGGATTAATAACTGTTTGGGTAGTATCGGTAACTCTAAGTATGTAGCATACTTTGCAGGTGGTATCAAGTACTACAACGAATTCGGATTACTAAGTAATTCAGATGTAATGGGTACTATCTTCGGTTTGGGTGATACTTCGGCTTCAGATTATGGACCTTGGAAGTCATTTGCCGGTATAAATCGAGGAGTAATCTATGATGGCCATGGACCAGTAAGTCCTAACTATGGTAGTGATTCTCGTTATAATGAACTGGATGAATTGGCTCAGATGTATGCCAACATGATTGTAATCAAAGATACTCCGTCTTCTGGTAAACAAACCATGTTATGGCATTGCTTCTCTTCTCAAGTAAAACAGGATTCAGAAAGATTCCTTTCAATCGTAAGATTGAATCTGTACTTGAAGAAGACTCTTCGTCCTATCTTGAATAAGTATTTGGAAGAACCCAATATCTGGGGTACTTGGAAGAATATTTATCTTGAGGTAAAACCAATCCTGGATAATCTGGTAGATGAAAATGCTATGTCGGAGTATACATGGATGGGTGATCAGGATGCTGGCTCTTATTCAGAACTCTCTGTAAATAACGAATCTGATGTCCGTCAGGGTAAATATAAAGTAATCCTGAAGTATAAGGATATTGTTCCTATGCAAGAAATTACAATTAACATTGTAATTGATGCAGCTTCTAATTCAGTTAACATTTCAGAAAACGAATAACATTAAAATCATAAAACATGGGAGCAAAAGTAAAGAATCCTAGAAAGAAATTCCTATGGAGCATCTCTTTCCCAAAACATCCTATCAATACGTATCTATTCCAGACTTGCCAACTTCCGGATATTGAGATTGACCAGGTTGCTCATGGAGATGTAAACAGGGATGTAAAAACTGCTGGTAGAGTTACCGTAGGTAATCTGGTAGTAGAGAAACTTTTAACTACTGCTGGTTCAGATACCTGGCTTCAAGATTGGCTATATTCCTGCCAGGATATGATAGCTGGAGGTGGGTTAGTTCCTAGTGAATATTGGGAAACTGCCATTGTAAATGAACTTGCAGAAGATGGAGTATCTGTCCTAAATACTTGGCTGCTTGAAGAAGTTTGGCCTTGTAAAGTAACTGGCCTTGATTTAGATCGTATGGCTTCAGAAAACACCATAGAAAATATAGAATTTTCTGTCGGTACTTGCGATAAGTATTAACTCTCTTAGTCATTTTCTTACTAGAGTTTTAGGTGGAGGGGTGGGATTCCTAGATAAGGAGTTTCACCCCTTTCTTGTTGATACTTACCGCTACTATGAAATTATGAACTTTTAAAAATTAGATAAAATGGATATGACACTAAGAACCTTAGTATTCACTGCTCCTTCTGGTAGACTTTTTGAAATCAGAGAGCAGAATGGTGAAGATGAAGAAATTATCACCAACCCGGTAGATTCAAAGAATCTTATGAATCTTACCAAGTATATTTCAGCAATAGTAGTTAAAACGAATGCTACTAAGTCAGGTAGATTAACCATAGAGGATGCTCTTAAGTTACCCTTGCTGGATAGATACTGTATCCTATTTAATTCTCGAATCTTCTCTTTGGGAGAGGAAGTAGAATTTACTTATAAATGGGATAACAAGGATTCTGTAACTTACTCTCAGGACTTGAGAGAATTTCTTTTCGATTATGCAGTACTTCCTACAGAACAAGAAATGGAAGAAAAACCCAATGCCATTCCTTACTACCCGGGAAGAAAAGGAGAAGATGGATTTACTCTTATGCAATATACAGAGGAATTGAACTCAGGTAAGGTAATCCAATTCGAATTGATGGATGGAGAAAAAGAGTCTCAGATGGTTCAGCTTTCACCAAGTAAACTTACTCGACACTCTACTCTTCTTCTTCGTAACCTTAAGTTAAAGGTGGATGATAAATTTGAGAAAGTAGAAAACTTCTCTCTATTCTCATCAAGGGATATGGCAGAAATCCATCGGTTGGTAAATACAGTAGACCCAATCTTCCATGGATATACTCAAATCGAAAATCCAGAAACTGGGAACATGATGGATTACCCAATTATGGCTGCTCCTGATTTTTTCTACTTGACGGGAGATATAATTTAGAGGAAGATTACATATACATTACTCGGGCTGAGATAGTCTTAGACTATCTCACCTTTTTGTGTCTACCCGTTCGTAAAAGAAAGAAATTCCTACTCATAGCTGAGAATTATTATAAACAAATGAAGAAGAAAATGTCAACATGATAGGAGATACAAAAAGTTTAGTAGAAGTCGGGGTATCAATGGTACTCCGAGATAAGTTTAGCTCTGAAACCGGTAAAATTTCACAATCATTCAACAATATGATGAATGATATGAATGACTGGAACAGGGCTATTCAGATGAGTGCAGGTAATGCTGTACAAAACAGTATGAAATTCCTTGGAGGCATGGCAGAAGCTTATCAGTATTCGGCCAAGGTACAAGATACTATATTTATGGCCTCAAAGATTGCAGGAGCTACAGCTGAGCAACAAACAGAAATGATACAATTAGCTCAAGCAGTCAATGCCGTTACTCCCTTGACTGCTGCCGATATTGCTTCTGGTCAAAGGTACTTGGCAATGGCAGGTAATACAGTAGAACAGATAAAGGATATGACTGGGCCTGCTGCTAAGTTAGCATCTATCCTTGGTCAACCATTTGGAGGTAAAGGAGGTGTAGCTGACTTGATGACTAATATCATGTCAATGTATGTTATACCTTCTCAACAGGCTACTAAGGTTACCGATGATTTATATACTGCTGTAACTAATGCTAATATGTCTCTTACCGATTTGGCTCAAGCTATTACTTATGCTGGAGCTGATATGGCTAATGCAGGATATGACTTAAGACAGACTGCTGCAGCTATTGGTGTATTGGGAGATATGGGTATTCAGGGTTCATCAGCTGGTACTGCATTAGCAAATATGATTCGTTATTTGCAACTTTCTTTAGCCAACCAGAAAAAGAAAGGATTTAGTGCATTAACTAGTTTAGGTTTAAGTCCACAAGATTTCTTTGATGCTGAAGGTAATCTTATTCGATTAGATAAGGTATATCGTAAGTTTGGAGAAGCTCTTATGAATAAACCGCTTCTGGAAAGAACTAAAGCTTTCTATAATATCTTCGGAGTTCGAGGTACTCGTGATATCTCTAATCAGATTAGAAATATGATGGCGGGTTCTGATAAGATGACTAAGATCTTAGAACAATACGATAAGAACTCTGGCATAGTAGAACAGGTTACTGAGGAAAGATTAAAGACTCCTCAAGGTATCA